ATAAGCCGTTTAAAGGTTGGATTGCACTAAACAAGTCAACTGGCGAAATTGCCTTCGCAGATGCTGTAAATACTGACGACGAGAAGGAGGAAGTCAATGCGAAGATACGTAAGTCCATTGTGGCCACTGATGTATCGAAACCGTTTCAACGACAATTTTCTGACATTCCCGAAGTCTTTTATAAGAAGGAGACTGGGAATCGAACCTTGGGAGTGGAGTGCTCGTGGTGCGACTACAAGCACGAATGCTGGGCAAACTTGGAATTCAAGCGACAACTCCCAAGTAAGGGGAAAAACCCCAAGTTCGTCTGGTACACCTATATCACAGACGAATGGCGTGAACGTGAGGCTAGCGATAACGTATGAGGCAGCACTTAACGAATCGTCAACGAAGTACATCCAAGTCACCGCAGAAGAAGCGGCAGAGTTCATCGAAGAGCTTAACGAAGGTGCGCCGTTCGCGTGCCTCTGGTCGCAAGGCAAAACCTTCGTCTTCCCAACGGGTAAAATCTACGGAGTCCTCGTCGAAGAAGCGGATGTCCCCGAGGTCAGCGAAAGCCAAGGGCCGGAAGCTGCAACAGTGGGTAGTTGAACAGCTTCTGAGCGTCTTCAAGGGGCTTACGTCACTAGACGTGAGGTCCACCCCGATGGGGGTCAATGGCGTCGATGTACAGTTGTCTACGGCCGCTTTTACAAGGTTCTCATATGATATAGAATGTAAGAACACTGAGCGGATGACAACATTATATAATTACTATGAGCAAGCCACCGGACATGAGTCTGGTGGCGAGCCTTTATTGGTCATAAAAATGAACCATAAGAAGCCTCTTGCTGTAGTAGATGCAGAGCATTTCATAAGGATGATATCATGCAAGACGAAGTAAAACTTAATCCTGGAGACTCTGCTGTTATTATTCGCCATGAGAAAGGCGAAGATAAGGGCTTTGAAATAGAGATTTATCATCGTCCCGATGATGAACTAGACGAGGAAGATGTGATGTTTTACGCGCTTCTGACTCGTGGTATGGCGTTCCACGCAACACAGGATATGGATGCTGTGTTGGATATGGGACGTGAAAGCTTTGGAGATAACGAACTTGTAATCACACAACACTAAGGAGACTATGATGAAGTTCATTCATAGCAGTTGGCATCTGCTGATGGATTCTAAACATAATCCATTGAGCAAGATACCGGATGTGAATACACGGCATCTAATCATGCAAGTATTGGCTTGGATGTGGTGTATCATATTTTCCATGTACATGGGGTCTATCTTTGTATTTGGAGTCAGCGCACTTGTTCACGCAATCCTGATAGCAGGGATTTTTATTACTGTCGCTGTGTTCGAAACCGCCAACAGGCGTCCACAATACTTTGGTGGACTAGGTCGTGGCAATGGTGGGGAGCATGACTGATGCGACTGAACAAGTGGTTGACTTTTTGGATGGAGAAAGACCCCGCCAAAGACCCTATGATGGACAATGTAATCAGAGCAGTCTGTTTACTTGTTCTTGGATGGATTGCATATCACGCCGTCATCGGCATAGTAGAAAGGATGGCCTACAATGGCTAAGGACATAAAATACGTAATTAGGGCTAACACTGACGAAGAGCTGCAGGAGAAGATTGAGAACTACAAACAAGCCTATCCACCGCTTGGGTATGACACTCGTATCCTGTCTAAGGCACGAGAAGACAGCGGCGTGTATGTAGCCACAATGTCTCGGCTTAGCTCCTGTGACTAATATGCAAGAACGACATGAAACATATATGAGGCGCCGCATGAAAGAAGATGCAGTGAACAGCCCATCTCATTACAACACCAGTGGCATAGAGTGCTTGGATGCTATCCAAGCCGCCACTGGCGATGGCTATCAATATTACCTACAGGGTAATATTATTAAATACTTGTGGCGGTATCGTTACAAGGGCAAGCCCGTTGAGGACTTGCAGAAAGCGCGGTTCTATTTGGACCGTTTAATTTTGGTACTAGAAAATGAGCAGGACAAAAATACGAGCTAATATCACAATTGCCGCTAGAATAGATTTAGAAGAATTTAGCGTTGACATTGACGAAGTCTCAGATATCGTTGAAGATTATGTAGAAGACTTGTTGTATGATATTGAAGGTATTGAACCTGTTAGGATAACAGTGAGGACAAACGAATGAAGGGCAGAATATTAGACGCATTACAGGCACACGCAGAAGGCAATGTAGAATTACATCTAGCAAATATTGAGGTGTACTTAGATAATCCTGCAGGTATCGGGGAGCACTCTGATATCCTAGAAGCCATACAAGCAGAAATGGATAAGATAGCTGTTCATCAGGACCGTCTTGATATTATTAAGAAATATTTGGAGGTATGATGAGCAACGTCACCCTACCAACTTATTATCAACAATTTATTCACAAGTCTCGTTATGCACGGTGGTTAGAAGATGAAGGTCGCCGTGAAGAGTGGCATGAGACTGTTAATCGTTATATGACGTACATGAATAATCATCTTGCGGAGAAGCACAACTACGTTATTCCACGAGATGTGTATGAAGATGTCCGCGCAGCTATCCTGCACTCCGAAGTTATGCCGTCTATGCGAGCTATGATGACATCTGGCAAGGCGCTGGAGCGTGACAATACAGCGGGCTATAACTGCTCTTATTTGCCCGTGGACGACCCTAAGGCTTTTGACGAGGCTATGTACATCTTGATGTGCGGGACCGGTGTAGGCTTCTCTGTGGAGCGGCAATACATAAATAAATTGCCAGAGGTACCCGAACTGATGTTCGACGCCGAAGAAGTCATCGTGGTGCGCGATAGCAAAGAAGGATGGGCGAAAGCATTCCGTAAATTGCTTGCATTGCTGTGGACAGGCGAAGTGCCGAAGTGGGATATGAGCAAAGTTCGTCCTGCTGGTTCGGCACTGAAGACCTTTGGTGGTCGTGCTAGTGGTCCCGGGCCGCTGGAAGAATTGTTCCGGTTCACAGTCGATACATTTAAGAAGGCAGCTGGCCGTAGTCTGACGAGCCTAGAGTGCCATGACATCATGTGCAAAGTGGGTGAGGTTGTTGTATCAGGCGGTGTACGTCGCTCTGCCATGATTAGCTTGTCAAATCTGTCTGATGACCGGATGCGTCATGCAAAAGTAGGTGCATTCTGGGACACTGACCCACAGCGTCAGATGGCAAACAACTCTGTAGCGTACACAGATAAGCCAGATATGCAGACTTTTATGCGTGAATGGCTGTCTCTCGCGCAATCGGGCACCGGTGAGCGTGGTATGTTCTACCGAGGTGCAGCACAGAAGAAGGCAGAAGAGAACGGACGGCGTGATTCGCAACATAGTTTCGGTACGAACCCTTGTAGTGAAATTATATTACGCCCATATCAGTTCTGTAACCTGTCAGAGATTATTGTGAGAGGTAGCGATACTGTTGAGTCCCTGCGTAACAAGGTTCGCATCGCCACAATCATTGGCACATGGCAGTCTACGCTCACAAACTTCCCATACTTGCGCCGCATCTGGGGCAAGAACACGGAAGAAGAGCGACTTCTCGGTGTGTCTATGACTGGCATTATGGACAATGCCATCCTCAACGGCACCAGTAACGACTACGGTAATAATATTGCGCCGATACTGGAAGAGCTACGTGCTGTGGCCGTAGAGACCAACGCTATGCTTGCGGACGAACTTAAGATTAATAGGTCCACCGCTATAACTTGCGTTAAGCCTTCTGGTACGGTTTCACAGCTTACTGACTCTGCGTCGGGTATCCATGCACGACACAGCAAGTATTACATCCGCACAGTGCGTGGCGACAAGAAAGACCCGCTCACACGCTTTATGATGGACAGCGGCATACCGTGCGAGGATGACAAGTGGAGCAAAAACAACACAGTGTTCAGCTTCCCTGTTAAATCGCCAGACAAGTGTATTACGCGTGATGACCTAACAGCTATCGAACAGCTGGAGTTCTGGAAAATCTACGCTAATAGCTGGTGTGAGCATAAGCCGTCCATTACTGTATCCGTGAGTGACGACGAGTGGCTTGAGGTCGGTGGATGGATTTACAAGAACTTTGACATTGCTTCTGGCTTGTCGTTCTTGCCGCGTAACGACCACGTGTATGAACAGGCTCCATATCAGGACTGTACAGAAGCTCATTATGTTGAATGTGCGGAAAAGATGCCTCTTCACATTGATTGGAAGATACTAAGTGATTACGAGAAAGAGGACAATACAGTCTCTATGCAGACAATGGCTTGTACAGCTGACAGCTGCGAGATTGTGGATATCAGTGCGTAGGAGCATTTATCATGCGCGATGCCACAGAACGATTCTACCACGAGGGTCGTAAGGCTTTTTATAAGTACGAAAAGAAGAAAGATAAGTATTTTGCTTTAGCTAACCCTTATTCTGCAACGTCTTTTCGTGGCAAGGAGTGGCAACGAGGATATAACTCTAGCTACTTCCAAAACCTGGAAAGACTAAATGGAAAATCTTGAGCCGTCTCTTAGGGACAGAAAGAAGTTTGACATCGACTTGCAATACGGCAAGGTGCGCGAGCAACGTATTGCAGAGATGCTACAAGACAAGAAGATTGAGGTGAAGTCGGAGCGTGATATGTGGATGCGCACCGGCAACATAGCTATAGAATATGAGTGCTATGGCAAGCCAAGTGGCATCGCAGCTACGCAAGCAGATTACTGGTTCCACAATCTTTGTATCGGAGACGATACGTTTGCCACTCTGGTATTTGATGTTGAGTCCTTACGGCGCATCATCAACAACCTAGACTACAAGAAGTCCGTTAAGGGTGGCGACAACTTCGCCTCTCGCATGTATCTACTCAATATACAGAAGTTGTTTTCAACGGATGTGATTAAAGCTTTTCAAAGGAAAGAAGATGTCAGCGACGAAAGTTCTGTCTGTACTAAGTGAACTTGATGTTCACATCTCCGTTACTAAGCAAGGTATCGGCATCACTATATCCTCCGCAGATGACTGCGAAGCATCGTTTAGTGAATACACTTGGGATGAGGTCATGGAAGATATGGTTGAGATGCACAGCATCCCTGTTCTAGGCAAGAATGACGTAAAGATTAGTCAAGAGAGCTTTGATTACGTCAGGGATTGCACACAAAAAATGCGCGTCGCAGCTAACCAAGCATGGACGCGCATCGAAGATATGGAAGTTGTGAAGACTCTTAATTAAGGGTAGGTTAAGTCTCTATCTATTGCCTGCTGTTCTAGGAAGCTTGGGCCAGACGGCGCACTAAGCATTTCGTCCATTTGAGAATCAGTATCGTCTCTTAACGCAAAGTTCAATACTGCATTACCTATAGCAGTTTTGCCGAAGAACTGATTCTTAAATTTCTCTGACCTAGTCATCTCCCTCCCCATTCCGTACATAAGTTTTACGAAGTCTTCATTTGCGAAGAGATTCGCAATACGAGCTTGGGTAGAAAGTCGCGCAATACCTCCAACAAATTTCTTCATGTCCGTAGTGAATAGATTTCCATAAATCTGGGCACCGGCTAAAGCCACACCTGCATCAGCTGATTGTTTTTGTACAACCATTGCGTACTCAGCCATTCTCGACAGAATCATTTTATCATCTTTAGTCAGAATGGTGTTAAATACGTTCGTCTCGCTAAGGCTTTCAACAATTTTCATAAGTTGTTCGCCATCTACAACGATATCTCCTATATCCTCTGCAACGCCTTGCTTAGCTCCAAATTTAAATACCCCTGATTCAGGAGATATAATCCGTTGCAGTAATCCTCTACGGAACTCTGCAGTTAGTTCTTCTTTTCTTTCTGCTGGAGCACGACGTATTAGCAACCCTAACTCATTAAAATTGCTCTTCAATGCTGCTGTGTCATTAGCATTAATATTGTCAAATAAAGGTTTTAGAACGTCCGAAGTTTCTAAATCCAAAGCACTTTGTTTGCGGATAAAGTTAAGTATCTCAGATTCATCTACTTTTGATATAAGTTCAGCGTCTGCTCTCATCCGTTCAATAACGTCGTCTGTCAGTCCGAGCGCCTCTCTATGTCGAGGGTCTGGATACTGTTTTAGGAAGTCATCAATTGCTTTTGCAGGTTCTTTAATCGCCCCTGTCGGAGAAGACGCTATTCTCACAAAGACATCATCAATTTGCTTTAGAACATAATTTTGTATCTGCTCTGCTACCTTAAATTTCTCTCTTTCTGTAGCAGTAAGCGGAACACCTATTTTGCTCTGTTTTGTTGCCAGATATTCTTGCATAAGAGGGATGTTATCAGGGTTATCTAAGAAATCCATAACTTCTTTTTGTTGTGTTACAATGCCCTCTGCAACCGCAACTCGACTTTGATTAGGTGCTTGTGCGGCCGTAGGAACTTCACCTGATTGTGGAATTCCAGCCCTACGAGAAATACGTGCCTGTTCTAATTCTGGGATTTTGCGGATTGATATCGTCTCTTGATAATACGCATCCGCATCATCCAACAGGCTTATAATCGCGTCTTTTCCTTCCTCCGAAACGCCCTCTGGATTCTTAAGAGTATTAAGAAGAGCATTACGTATTTCTATGGCACGTCCCTGCAGATATGGATTGTACATAGGGCCACCTTCCGCAAAACGTTTGTAAGCTAAATCACCAAATTTGTTTGCATACAGATGGATAAGTTCGGCAGGAGTATCAACGACTTCTGCTACATTCTCCCATTGAGGGTTCTCCGCAAGCCATTTTCTATTTGCGGAAGATACACCTTGTTTTGTAAGCCGTCGTGGCCCATCAACATCTCCCCGACGTCCAAGAGCCATAAGCTCCTCAATCAGCCCTTCCATAAGTTCCTCTCCTTGTGCTGAGGGGAACATGCCCGGGCTAATTTCAGCTTGTCTGCCAGCTGTAGTAGGGTCAGTGTACGGCCCCACCGGTCTACGAGTTCGTGTTAAAGCTTCGCCGAGAGCGTCTAGGTCATAAGAAGCGTTACCAATTTCTTTGAATACATTGTTGTATTTGCCCCGTTGAATAAGGGTGCGCACCTGCAAGTAAAATTCATCAAGTCTCGCCGCATTTTCACCGATATCTGCGAGGCTTCGTATGACATTATCGTCACCTGGTAATTCCTTCGTTATTTGTAGTGTTTGTCCAAGACCATCTACTGCATCCGCAACTTCTTTAAAATTTCCTTGACCAAGAAGTTCAGGACTGGAATATCGTTGCAAATAAGCTGCAACAGATTGCATCTGTTCACGTGCTCTAGTCTGCAAAATATTCGTAGTTTGAGATGCCAGAGATTTGATACGTTCCAGTGCTTTAGATGCACTAAGCTGTGGAAGCATAAGAGGTTGCAGAGAAAAGTCATTGCCTATGAACATAGGAGACTTTGGATTTACGCTATCAGCAACTGTTTGCATAGCGCGTATACCCGACTCATACGAGCCTTTGACTACACTTTGTAAGCCGTCTTTATAAATTCTAGACTTCATTGTTCGAATTCTGGACGCCGTGCCCGGAACAATACCAAGACCAAATTCTATGCTTCCAGAGAGTTGTTGAGCTTTCTCTGCTTCTGTAGACCCTGGTTCGTTTCCACTTGGGGTAAAGAAAAAGTCCAATATAGGTATGCCATCTGAGAAATCTTGGAACCATTCAGGAGTGTATAGCTCTTTTGCTAGGTCAAATGTGCCTTCAAAATGTAAAACTTGCTCTTCGTTGAACCCATAGGTATCCTGCAAGTATTGTCGACCCGCTTCGATACCTTTACCACCGACATATAGTGTGTATCCAAAGGCTGCAAGTCCTAGTACAGGATTGATTGTTCCGACTGCGCCTCCAACAGCAATAGCTGTAGGTAGAGTGCCTAATGATGCCCCTGTTTCCAACAATATGCCGGGCATAATCCGTTCAGCAAAATCAGCGGCACCCACGGTAGTAGGCATGAAATCTGTAAATGTGCCGTCATCACGTTTAACGGACACGAACATGTTCCTACCCGTCTGGAATGGGACTCCTCGTAAATCTGTTAAAGTCTTTGACGCTTCCAAAACACGAACATTACCGTCGCCAAATATTTCTTCTAGTCGATTAATGTATTGTTCTTCGGTATCAGCCAAATAGAATAGAGCCTGACCAGTATCAGTTTTTTCATCAATTAAATCAGATACTTCACGACCAGAGGGCTGCACATCAACATTAAATTCGTTCTGTGCTTGGTCTCCAATTTCTGCAATAACTGCATCGTCAAAGGCTTGACTAGCTCTTTCCCTAAGCTCTGCTTTCTTAACATTCTGAATAAAAGGAAAGTCAGAAGTGAATTCTATGTTAGAAGTTATTTCTGGTAATACAGAGCCGGGGGGTCCCGGTGTAACATTAAATGCTGGCGCAAACTCAAAGGCCTCTGCGGGAGGCTGTTTATCCATTAATTCACCAGTCACGAGCTGTTTAAAAGCATCAAGAATTCCGTCAAACTCGGGAGCTTTATATCCTAAATCTTCTGCTTTTTGCTCGTCATAAAAAACACCATCCGCAATTTCACGGAAAGGAAGAATAATATCTTCTTCCTCTTCTACAACAGTAGTAGAAGCCGGTGTAACAACCCCGCCACTTAGTGCGCGAGCAGTTGCAGATGCACCTAGACCTCCTCCAGCACTACCTTGAGGACTAGGTGTACCACTGGTCACTAGACCACGATTTGCTGCTTGATTTTGAAGGAATCCACTCATATTACTTACCCTGTGCTTCCGTATTGCATTTTAGCTTGCGCCAAACTCATAACGTTATACTTGCTATCCAGTCCTGTCAGTCCATCCTTGACAATGAGCACTCCATCGTCATTTACATCGCCCATCTTCATCAGGTTAGATTTATTACTCGGCGCTCTATATCCGAGAGCTTGATAACTTGCTAGGTCAACCAGCGCAGCGTCCACCATTTTACTGAACATTTCATATTTTTGGTTTACTTCTGCAAACAATTTTTGGTCCTTGGGGTCATTGGATAGACGTAGTTTTTCAGTATCTGCCAAGCTAAGCTTGGGAACACCGTACGCAGTAAACAACTGGTTGTACAGAGCGGCTTCAATTGTGCCGTCTCCTATAATCAGTTCACCTGTTTTATTGAACGGACCTGACTGACCAGTTTCCATTCGGTAAGCTGAGTAAACTTTTCTATCGTCTTGTGGTGTAATGCTATATTGACGGAACGCGGTGTCTTTCATAATTGCAACTTGAAGACCTGCGAGAGCCGCTAGAGCTTGTGTACTACCTTTACCAAGTCCCCCACCCTCTAGGATAGCGATATACTGTAAGACAAGTTTCAAATCTTGGTCGGAGAGACGCGGGTCGTCAAACAGCCTATCTTTAGCTGTTGAAACAAGCGATATGGCATTCCGTCGTGCTTCAGCAATTTCTGAAACATTAAATGTTTGATTGTAAGCTTCTGCAAGACCCTCTTTAACAAATACATCCGCAATGTCTGCATAAGTTTGGCCTCCGATGGCAGCATCACCAAATATTGTAAACATAAGTGGATTATCAAATGCTGTATTAGTGATTTGAGCAAGCGTCACCATAGTCGAAGAATTTTGCTGTAACTTGCCCATTTGGTCCCTATACGCTTCTTGGCTGATAGGTAGGTAGAAACCACGGTCTGCTATAAAGGAAGGCATAGGCACTACAGTGACTCTACCTTCATTTTCAATAATCATCTGAGGAACGCCGTTTGCTAACTTATATCCACCTTTGTTATTAGCACGGAACGATATAGCAGCATTGCGTAGAGCCTCATCACTCATTCCCGCATAATTAGGTATTCCTGGCTGTCCAGACATTGATTTCAACATGGCCATATCTGCTGCAATTAAATCTTCAGAAGAGGAGGCAGGTTTATCAGCAAGACTGAACGCATTATTCTGAAGAAACATAATATCATTCATTATTTTTTGTAGTTCGCCTTGATTATCTCCTGCTGCTATCAATCTGTTGCGAAGATTATTCATCACATTCAAATATGTTTCACCATTATAACTTCCATCTTTTATCGAATACGATGTGCTATCTCGCTTGGACAGGATGTCGTTTACAGCTGTTTTTGTAACTTTAAGAGCAAGACTTTCGCCCGATTGGGGGTCTCTTGCGGTGGCAAGAATTCTACGCCCATGCACAACAAGATTGGATACTTGTTCTAAATTTTTGCTATCGTTTTCATAATTAGGAACTGTTGCAGCATTATACATTTGCGTAACCAATGAAGCGTGAATAAGCTCTAGTTCTCGTCTGTCTTCAGGGGCAATATTGGGGTTGCTTATTCCTGCATCAATCGCATCAATGGCTTTGCCATATTGTTGCGCAAAGAGGCCCTTTGCATTAGGAGGCATAAGCTCCGTCAACACAAAATTCTGCATTTTCATAAGCATCTGACCATCTGCATCTTTTTGATTTAATGAAAATCGGTCATGTACCTCTAGCATAGTTGAAAGAAATTCTTGGCCATTAACAACATTCCCGTTGGGAAGCTTAATGTCTTGCCGTCCTAAAAATTCTTGTTTTGATGCAACCTCTAATGTTCTACTGAATCGGTCATCTACGAGTTTTTTATAGGGACTATTCCCATTTATTTTAATCGCTACATTAGAACGGGGACGCTTTGGAATTTCTCCAGCCTGCACACGTCGAAACTCGGATACAGATATACCAAGTTCTGACGCAGTTCGTTCTTCAATCTCTTGTGCTGATGCACCAGAAAATGCTTTCGCTAAGGCTGATGCAAAACCAGTAGGTTCTGGCGGAGCAGTTCCTAAGACAGCATCTGTTTGTTCTGTTGTAGCATCTGCTTTAGGTTGAGTCAGCGTGGGAAGGTTGATAATAGGCTCAAGTTTATTTTTATTTTCAGTGTAATACTTAATAACTGTACCAGTATTTACATTCTGGCCCGGTGTTATTTTAATAAGTTCTTGCGCGTATCCTTGGTAATCTTCGTCCCTAAAATCTTTGAAATTAGGGTCATTTTGATTGCGTAAAGTGGCTGCAACCTCATCAATAAGAGTTGACTCATCAGTAAATTCTTTCAAAGCCTCATTGTAGGCGTTGTATTTAGCTCCAAAACCTTTGACTTTATTTTCTATTTTTTCAGCATCTCGTTCAGCAGTTGCCTGAACAATATTAGTCGCTGTGTCAAGACTACCCCTGACAAATGCTCCCGTGGTGCCGCGCAAAAGTCCGCCAAGAATCGCCATTATTCAGTCTCCATAGGTGCCATCAATCCACTGGGTTTGCGAGATTCTTTAATCTCCGCGATTTTTTCCTGCACTTCGGGTATGAACGCGTCATCCCGTTGTTTCAGTGAGTTCTTTAGTTTTGCAGCAGACTTAATAGCTTCGCGTGTGCCGTCTCCGCCACCAATCTCGTAGTCAATATCAGCTTCCTCTGCGATGGCCATAATCAACATACCAAGTTCTTCTGCCATAACGAGTCCTAAATCAGGACTGAACATGCCTTCGGAAAAACCGTGCAAAATCATAGAGTTGACAATAGTCGTTACAGATATATTCGATTCTAACAACGCAAACAGTCCGAATAAAATTTCATCGTTTTCAAACCTGTCGAAATAATATTCCATGAATTCATCAGGTGTCGTGAACATAGGGGGACTTTCCCACGGATAGCCCTTAGGTTCCTTAGTCAGGGATTGACCAGGTATTGCTACGTCAAAACGGGAACGAGTTGCCCCAGAGGGCATCGTCAATTGTTCGGAAAATTTTTCCATTGTTATGCCTTTGCAGTCTTGGCTTGCCTAACAGTGTTGTCCCTTAGCATGGATTGAACCACTGCTTTGTACCGGCTTTCTGGGCTATATGAAGAAGTTGTTTCAACTGGGGCTGCTAATGTACGACCTGCACGAGAGCCTCTCCTGCCGGTACCACGGCGATACTGCCCAGTGCTGTATCTACCTACAACTGAACTTGGAGGAAGTATCTCTGGTGCTTTTGCTGTTTTACTTAATAGAAGATTAGCGCCTACAGTTGCTGCGAATGTTGCCCACATTAATTTGTCCCCGGTGGTCTATATCTTGCTTGCAGATAGGAAGCACCGATTGTGGTAAGGAAGCTACCAATAGAGGATGCGGTCTGGTTGTCCAGATATGCGTTATAGTTTTCTCGGTTAACATCTGCTTCAAGAATAGCCATAGCCATATTAAATGCGCGGTCAGTCTGATTTTCAGCAGAACTGAACGCATAATCAGCTTCATCACGAAACTGCTGCCATATATTATTAAGGGCAGTATTAGAAATATTCAGGTAATTAGCGGCGTTAATTTGATTTGCTGCATTTTGTGCGGCAGTATTCGCCGTATTAATATCCCTACGCCATTGTACATTACTTTGGTCAATTGCCAACTTGTTTGTTGCGTTAAACTGCTCACGCTGGTTATCCATCGTAGCGGCAAACTGTGTCATTGCGTTAGCTTGCCCAGCGTTAAACTGGTTCGAAGCATTGGTCGATGTGGCGTTGAACTTGTTGATGTCCTGCGCCAGATTGGCGAAGAACTGATTGACTTGGTTTTGTGATGTAGCGTTGAACTGCGCCGCCGCGTTTTGTGCCGCTACATCAGACAGCAGAGCCTGTTGTTGTGCTTGTTGATTGATTACATTAGCTTGCTGTGTATTGGACAGATTAGCCATATCCATTTGCATAAAGGACTGCGCGTTCTGTACGGCAACCTGCTGTCTTGCGTTAAGGTTCGCCATATCCATCTGAGCCAGAGATGCGGCGTTAGCAAGAGCAGTGGCCTGCTTGTTAGACAGGTTCTGCAGGTTCATTGTCTCCATCATCTTGGAGTTTGCAAACTCACGTTGTTGGTCAAAGTTAAACGTGATGTTTGCGGCTTCGGCAAATTTTTCAGCGTTGAGGACGTTTGCTTGTTGTTGGTTGCTGAGTTCTTGACCTGCCAAAGAAGCATTAACCTGTAACTTAGCAAGCGCCATTTGCTGGCGATTGGAGGTGTTAGCTAAGTCTACGTTGAGGTTATTCTGTGTATTCGCAAGACGAGCCTGTTGGTCGTTGTTCATTATCTGTACGGCTGTCTTGTAGTATGTCTGAGAGTCTTGCGTGGCAATCGGAATGGCTGATTCCATAGCGGCTTGCATCACGGCAGCGCCAGCCATAGAGGAAGCGCCGAGACCACGAGCGGCCATCTGTTGGTTAGCTGTACGGACCGCCCCAGCTGCCCAAGACGGCACTTGCCCATTTGCAAACTGTTGCGAGAGGCGAGTAAGTTGTCCCTCCACCGTCATATCCGGTGTGACCTGCATCGTAGCGCCGGTAACGTCGCTTACAAATCCTGATTGCTGTGCTTGGAACTGAGGCTGTTGTAGGAAAGCAGTGTCAGCAGTAGCACCAGCTATCTGCTCCTGCGCACCAACCTGACGAGATAAGTCAGCGGTTACGAGTCCTGTCGCTTGCCCTGTCTGTGCCTGTGCTTGTTGTCCTATGCCACCTTGCGCTGCCTGTGCCTGCGCATCGGCAGATACTTGCCCTGTAGCCGCAGTGATTGTAGGGGCTTGCCCTGCAGTGGTAGCGGCTTGATATCCTACAGCGGCAGGTTGTTGTATTTGCGCCGCGCCAGCAACACCGGCTTGTGTTACAGGTGTAGCAGGTTGTGTATCAGATACTTGTCCTGAGGCGCCCGATAGAAGTTCCTGCTGTTTTACAGTCTGGTCCTCGGGACGATAGACAGCTTGAGCAGGCATCAACGGATTGACTGCCTGTTCTCCCATGTACTGGTCTACAGGTTTTTGTCCAGCTTTTGGTGCAGTGCCATTTGCCATACTAATTCATTCCCATAAATACTGTGACCACCATTGCGACCACAAGCAGTGTGCTACCCATAATCATTGCCTCAAGCCGCCACATGCGTTTATCTAGCGCATCCAACTTGCCGTGAACCAACTCACGAAACATGGCGCACTCTTTCTCATGTGCTTCTAGTTGCAATTGAGTTTTAAGTTCCTGTTCCATGCGCGGTTCCACGGTAAGTTTCATTAAGATGCTTCGTAGGCTTTGCCGTCAGTGATAGCTTTTGTGGTAGCCGCCATGTCTTCAGAACCCCAATCGGTCTTTGCCTTCATCAGTTCCAAGTGTTCAACATTGCGGTCAACACAAGCCTGACGTTCAGAGGCATCTTCGTTTGCCATCTGAGAGCCAGCGATTACAGCGTTGATGAGGTCAACGGAGTGACCCATCGCTGTGTAGTCTTGTGCTTTTTCTTCTGTAGTTCGTGCCATTAGTTTTCTCCTTTATTTGGCTTCAAGTGCTGCGACTTTCGTCTCCAGCGTTTCAATCTTTTCTATTGCCTCTTGCAGTGCTTTCGTCAGCACAGCCGCCATCCGACCATACGACACACCTTTCTTGATGCTGCCATCTTTATCTTCATCACTGACAACAACCTCTGGTACGTGCGTTTCTATTTCTTGGGCAACAAACCCAATCTGTGGGTCATCGTCGTTTTCATTTGCGACAAGATGATACAGGCGAGGCTGCAAAGCCTTTACGGTGCTAATGCCGTAACTTAAATCTTCAATATCACGTTTGTAAGATGCGTCAGATGCGTCAGTCCAAGCCCCGCCAGTTGAAAGACTTGCGACATTAGACCCGCTGTGAAATTTTAAAATGATACTGCCGCCACTGTCAGACGAGTAAATGTTTCTATATTTGCCATTGCTCGTGCCGAACCCAGTAGTAAATCCACCGGACCCTACATTGATGTTCCCTACATAACTGCCATAGTCGTTGGTAGTGGCTACATTTACACTTCCATTGTCTTTTACATAAATTCTAGGATTACCATCGCCATCTGACAGAACAATGTAATTGCTTGATGTGCGGATGTCGAGGCCGCCTTGATTGCCCGTATATGCACCAATAATGGTGTTTTTGGAGCCGGTGGTCATTTCAGAACCAGCAGCTTTACTGGCACCTCTGCCTACATAAGTGTTCTGACTACCTGTGGTATTATTGTACCCTGCCCCGTATCCAAAAAATGCGTTCTCTTGTCCTGTTGTGTTGGCGTTTCCAGCTATCCCACCAACAACCACGTTGTTTGCGCCAGTGGTGTTTAAGACTAAAGCACCTTTACCAACAGCCGTGTTGTTACTTGCGGTTGTATTTGACCCAAGTGCATTGCGCCCAACCGCCGTATTGTCAGAGCCTGTAGTATGGTCGGACAAAGCGCCAGTGCCGATGCCTGTATTGTAATTGCCGGTAGTCGCCGCATCCAATGCGCCTTTGCCGACTGCTACGTTTTCTGTGCCGGTGGTGTTTGCTCCTAAAGCAGCGTAGCCAAGAGCGGTGTTGTCACTCGCTGTTGTGTTTGCGTCTAATGCGTTTGTTCCAACTGCCGTATTTTGTGCGCCAGTAGTGTTGGAAAGCAACGCTTGACGACCTATACCAACATTATAATCAGCAGAAGTATTGCTGGATAAAGCGTTGTATCCGACAGCCGTGTTGTTAGCACCGTCAACATTTGCGTCGAGGGTGTAGTTGCCAATGGCAATATTCTCACTGCCGGTAGTGTTTACTTTGAGTGCATTGTAACCTAGCGCACTATTGTTGTTTGCGGTGGTGTTTGCTTCAAGCGCATTTGTACCAACTGCGGTATTGAAAGCACCAGTAGTGGTAGCTGCTAACGTATATGACCCAAACCCTGTATTGTCCGATGCAGTGGTAACGTCATTACCGGAATTGAATCCCATAAAGGTGTTGTCATCACCTGTGGTCACAGCCGCACCCGCAGAAGCACCAACTGCGCTATTCCGGGTGCCGGTGGTGTTTGCAGTCAGTGCTTGATAACCCACTGCGGTGTTGTTGGATGCGGTGGTGTTTGCATCTAGTGCCTGTCTACCAACAGCGACGTTGTTACCGCCTGTGGTGTTCGCAACCATAGCGCCAACGCCCATCGACACATTGTTGCTTCCGGTGGTGTTCGCCAGCATAGAGTCGCCGCCGACAGACACATTTGTTGCGCCAGAGGTGTTTGCTGTAAGACTACGATGACCAATAGCTGTGTTATATGTGCCGCTTAAAGAGCCATCATCTAAGGCTTGGTCGCCAAGTGCTACGTTAGCTGTGCCAACAGGATAGTTGCCGTCCAGCTTAATCGTGCCACCATCAAACGATACATTACCGCTTGCACTTAGTGTGCCATTGCTGACAGTAAAGTCGCCATTGACGTTGCCGCCGAACACGCTGAACGTGTCGTACACAACAATCTCTACTTGGTCGTTTGCTGTCAGCGCAGACAAGCCACCGATAGTGTTGGCTGTCGTAGTATTGTAGTCGGTGCCAGCAACAAGTGCCACACCGTTGACCGATACATCTACAAACTCACCGTCGCTGAAGGTAAGCGTACCACCAGTGGTCATGGTGCCAGACAGTGATGTCTCGCTACCGCTGGCCGTCTTATAGTAACGACGACGTGTCGCTTGTGATGGTGTCTTACCTAGATAGGCCATTACGCTACCTCTGCTGTTTCCTCTTCAGTCTGTACAGACTTAATAAGTTCATTGGTGAATACATTCTGTGCTGCTTGTACTTGGTCAAGTTCAAAGCGAATGTTTGCAGCCTTTTGCTGACAGGCACGAAGTTGTGCAATCAGGTAGTTCTGCTTATCGTCCATGTCTTCCGGCTTGTATTCTTTGCCGTCAATTGTGATTACGTTTTCAGTCAAGTTATATCTCCTGTGCGTCTACGAATGTTTCATAGGCAGATTTTATATCTGTAGTCCACACGGCGTTGCACACTGCCTGTACGCTGGCATCCTCGCCAGAGATGTCGGTGTCGCCCCATGTGTCGCCAGACTTGGTGCGGCATTGCAAGACGTGCCGATGGTAGTTGCGGCTGATTTCTACGCCATCATCCTTGACGATGGTTGCCTTGCGAACCTGTACCGCTTTGTACGGCCCACGAACTTCGCAGTCGTATTCAAATTCTTTTGTCAGTGCCATTGTTTACTCCTCTGTTTACCGTCGCTTGGCTGCGACCTGTCCGACCCGCACCGACTGGTGGGGTTATC